ATTGGCTGTAAGTTATGGGTTGATTATTTCAATCAAAAATGTTATAGGACCTGCTAGGACACCCGTACTTAAATTATGAACAGCAATAGTAACGCCACCTGTGTATGGATTAGTAGTAGTATTTACACTAAAAGGTATAGTAGTTCCATATGTAGCAATAACGGAACACTTAACTAATGAAGAGTAAGTCAATAAAGGGTTAGTAAAATTAATAGGCACACTCACACTCGGTCCAAAAGTAAATGAACTATAAGTATGAACTTTGGTCAATTCAGTAGTAGAATAAATACTATCATTAATGCTTGAAAATTGAGTGAATTCGGAGTAAGACGAACCACTAACAGCATCAGCAAGAGACTTCAAAATAAGGTCGTTGGAAAGCAAAGAACTAATAGACATCTATATATATCCTTAATATTTTATTTCTTAAAACTTCAATATATTTACAACAACTTTAAGAGAACCAGTTATAGAACTTCCTACATTATGTAAATTAACACTAACAGAGCCATAATTTTGTGCGTATATACCACAAGTAAAGTAAGTATTATTAGCGTTAATATTCCCAACAGAAACAGCAATAATAGAATATGGCGTGATAGAAGGATGATTAAGAGTAAAAGAATAAGTAGCATTATCCCCTATTGTAGTTGAAAATGTATTTACTAATGTAATATCAGTCGTGGTATTAACATCAATACCAATACCACTCTGCGAAACGGTTGAAGAAGTAAGTATTTTTTGATAAACACTACTCAAATCACTAACAATCTGCGGTAATTGAATAGTCAAAAGTTTATCAACAATAACTTCATTAGAAAGCAGAGAACTAACAGACATCTTTTATAATATATTCACACAAAATAAATTATAAAACTTCCTTAATTACTGATAAAAAGCAGAATGACGGGCAGGGCGAACATTATCACCAAAAAGACGAGAGCCTCTGTCCATTCCCTTACCTAAAAGAGCCTTACCGACATCATAACCTTGTTTAAGTGTTTCCTTATTCTTCTTAGCCCAATCATACGCCTTTGTTCCCATAGAAACAGCCTTCTTAAACCAATCACCAACACCACCTCCCATAAGGAAGAGATTAGCGTGAGAAGCCGAAAGATACTGTTTATAAGAAACAGCAGGAAGTTCCTGAATACGATTAACGGCATCGGGAGGAGTAGTAAGAAGATAGTTGCGGTATTCGCTTCCAACACGTTCCAACACAGCGGAATTAACACCAATAACATAAAGAGTAACTGAATTAAATGAAGTATCGGTATTGTTGGTAAAAGTAGCATTTTGAACTTGGAAGATGTAACGACCTCCCGAGCCAGCACTATCGCCCGGACGAATACCCAAATCAAGAGCAGGGTCAATTACCATAACCGAACCACAACCATACAAGCCACCAGCGACACCAGTGTTATTCACATTAAGTAAATCTTGACGGAAGCACGCACGTGGCATAGCGAGCGAGTTACGCTTTGAAATATCGTATAACTGGTCAGTAGTAGCACCCGAAAACTGCGGAAGACCATTATCAAACTGAACAGTAAGGTTCTTAATTGTAAGATACTTGTCGGGAGTAGCCGAAGTTCGTGAGCCGTTAGAAGTGCGGGCATAAACCAAAATCTTATTAGGGAGGTTGGTGAAATTGACTACTTGTGAATTAACATTAACAACGTCACTATGAGGTGCTACACTTGAAGCAATAGTGTTAGTAAAAATGGAATAATCATTATACTGATAAACTGACTGGTGAGGTATTTCGGCAATAGTGTTTTCCTTTGGAGTAAGGTAAATAGTAAAAAGATTAGCCTGAGACCCAAGTGAAACAGATGGAGTTCCATTAACGGAAATACCAGCAGGAGCAACGAAAGCAAACATATTATTCCACAAATCAGAGACCCACTGGACTTGAATCAACTCTCCCGTAATAGCATACAAAGCACGACTATCGTGCGCCGAAATGTTAGTAAATGGTGTAATGAGCGGCTCATAAAGAGTAGCAGTAACAATTACGTTTTGAGTAACGCCACCCGCAACTGAGCCACCTGTGACTGAATAACGAACAGAACGAGGTTTATACACGCCATCACCAGCAAGAGTATTAGAATACGAAGCAAGAGGGGTAAGACCCGTTCCAGTAGCAGCAGCGTAGTTATCAATCAAATCAGGCATAGTATTATCATAAAAGTTACAATCCTCTGGAAGAAGATTGACACGAGCAATACCATCAAGAATATCGTTAGAGTTCAAAGTGTAAGAAGCCTGATTAATCTGGTGCTGAACCGAAGACATAGAGCGGTTAAGAGGATACTGCTTAAATCCAAAGTTGTCAGCCTGAATTACCTGAATAGGCGAACCAGTTGTATTAGATACATTAATAGTAGCAGTAACAGTAATACCAAGACCAAGACGACTATCACGGGCAGTAAAATCACTAATGTTGTTTAAGTTAAAATTAGTGTTGCTATTTGAGTGAGAAGACGAAACAAGAGGAACAAAACTCGTCACCTGCGAACCTTCTTTAAGAACATAGCAAACTTTGTTCTCGCTAATCGCTTCAAGACGAGTATCTAAAATACGGGCGTATTGTGCTTCCATAATCTTTATATATATGCTGAATATAAAAAAATTATGATAAAACGCTTAATATCTTAAAATCTTGTCCATAGAAGCATAAACCGATTTCTTAATAAACATTATCTTAAAATTAGCCAATTGACCCTTCGGTAATGTTAATGGATAAACATTATTGTAAGTATCTACGATATTTATCGCTAAATTGAACTTATACAAAGGAGACTTTTGATTAAATGTAAATATTCTATACAGCGATGGGGCGTTATAAGTAAATATCTGTGATTGAATACCCGCACCTTGTGGAATTGCTAAATCAGGCATAAAATCTTCTAAAATATTTACATAATCAACGTTTTGCGTTTTATTGGGACTATCCATAAATATAACTTCACTCTCGGTATTCATATTAGTAGTTACATAAATCGTCTTTAAGAAGTTCCAATAACCAAATGAAGTATATTGAAAGTCCATTTTAAGATATTGAGTTCCTGATAAACTAACTTCGTTTAATGTAGTGTAGTCGTGTATTACAATCAAATTATCTCTACCTTGCGGTGCTGATGTTGGCTGTTGGTTATAACTAACGCTTTCAATAGGATTAAGAAATGTAAGTAATGGATTATTAAACCAAATATAGTAAGGATTAGCCAAAGTATCGCTAAACTGGGCTGTTGGGGCATATAACGAAATTAATTGTGTATTAGCGTCATATTGAAAGAAAGGAGCGTGAGCAAGACCAAGTGTTGTAGAGCAAGCTTGAAGTGCTGTGTTAAGAAGTTTAACAAACCAAGCGTAATCATATAGAAAATAATAATCGCTAAATGTTTGTGTTGGTGTCCCAACTGGCGGTATTTTAGTAGCAGGTAATATGTTTTGTGGTTGAAAATATACAAATTGTTGCCCGCTTGATGTTGTAGGTGGTAATGCTGGATTACCTTGGGTTATACAGAACGAGTAAATAGACTTATTAATATCCACCACAGGAGTTTGAATAAGAAAGTTGATAAGGGGAACATTTTTAAGAGGGATTTGAAAACGAATAATACAAGCATAGTAATCATCAGGGTTTTGTAATATAGGAATATTGTTATTGGCGTTTATTTCGGCAGGTATCTCTGTGTAATCCAAACTACCCGCAGTAACAGGGTCATTATTACCAATAGACAAATTGTAATAAAAGACATCAGGATTGGGCATTTATATATAACCAACATAAAAATTATATATAATTTAATCGCTTAAAGCAGTATTCAGCAACATATCTATCAGGGTCTAAATCGTGCTTAATAAAGTTATTCAAATATTCCATATCCGTTAAGTGCGAGTTTGCTAATCTATGAGATACAAAACATCCACAAGTAGCAGTTTTAGGTTTTTGATAAGTTATATTATTATACAAAACCATATGTTCGTCTAATAATTGTTTTAAGTAATTTTGTTCTTCATTTAATCGTTTGCGTGTCTTTTTATCTAACATATCTAACTGATAATCTAAATCAACACCATAACTATCAAAGAAGTTTAAATACTTATCATTATTTCTAAACAAACAAACCCAGTGCCCAGCCATATCATTATGTATCAAATATAATATGATTACTTTGTTTTTATTACCAAACACATCTTCAATATTATCAAACTTAAACAAATCTGTATATTTGTATAAGTGTGCGTCGGGGTTTAAAGTCATCATTTCAATTCCGCTTAAAGGGTAATTAGTTATATCCATACATTAAGACACGATAATATATTTATCACTAATAATACATTTTGGTATCTGCTTATTAATACAAACATAAGTGCTTTTAAGGTTATTAATCATATCTACATGCTCTTTCGGTATTAACAGTTTTTTATCAAGTAAATAATTATATGCTCCTTTGCTACTACGCTTTGGAAATATAACCACTTTATTACTTTCAAATATCATATTACGAGTGGCTTTGTAATCAGTTGGATTATGATGAACAAATATGCTATATATCCCATATGACCTACCATTTCTTAAAATCTCATCACGAAGACGAGCAACTTCATTATTTATCTTCTTATTCTTAAAATCTTCAATATCGTCAAATATGGTAAGTGTTGGCTTGCTTCTGCCTGAAATCTCTTCTAATGTGTAAGGATTGTGATAAATATCATCGTCAATAACTACTCTATTAATTTGTCTAATATCATCGAGCGATTTATCTTTATCTTTGCTTGAAAATAGTAGTATAGTTGCTTTTGGGTATTTCTGTAAAAACTTAATTACATAAGAGCGAATGAATGTAGATTTACCACAACCAGTTTCACCACACACGTATATTCTATCTACTTGGTCGTCATCTCTAAAATCTGTAATTGCTGGAAAAAATGAACTTTCGTCATTAATTCTAATTTTATCTAATCCTTGTTCTTCATCTTCTTCATCAATATAAACTTCATCAATTATATTACCATTATCGTCATACATTTCAGCAACTTTTTTGCCATCTTCTTCAAAACCAATATTTATAGACATATATGCTTAATATAATATGTGTCTATATAAAAAAACTTATGATGTTTTCAAAAAACTTCACATTTTTCAAAAAAACTTAATGTTTTTGAAGAATAATGTTAGAGCATGTGTTTAATCTTAAATCAACATAGGTGCGACAGTCATAATACCCTTTGCGAGAGTATCCCAGAGACCCGAGCCTACCATTTCATCAACTTCCGCACCCCATCCCTTACTCTCGGCAAAAGCAAGTATTTCGTCAAGTTGTTCCATAGAAAGATTACCCAATTTACCCTGAGCCTTACGAGCGTCGCTCCATCCCACGGGTGTGCGTTTAGCAGTAGCAACTCCAAAAAGTTTGTCTTTAAGAAGACGTTTCTTCTCGGCAACACCGCCAGCCTTGGGAGCACGACGAGGACGAGGAGTATAGTCTGGTTCAAGACGAGCCAAAGCCCTTGTTCTCTTCTCTTCGGGTGTGAGTTTAGCACGTTTGCCTACACCTGTCTCGGCTTTGGCAATTTTAAGTGCGTCTTTCATACTAATCTTTTGTCCTGACTGAAAAGCCTCTTCGTAGAGTTGTTCTGCTCTTGCCTCTACTTTTGCTGAATTAGCAAGTTTAGTTGCCTTAATCCTTGCCTTAACATCTTCGCTTAACTTCTCTCCTTTCTTTGCTCCTCCAAGATACATACCGCCCATAGACATTCCTCCCATCGGTGAAAGTTCAAAAAACGACATTTCTTTATATTCTATACGGATATAAAAAAATTATAAGTTTTGCTTAATTATCTATTTTCTGGTAATTCTGGTAAAGGAGCATTTAATTCATCTATATCAAACTCTCTAATTAAATTAAGTTCATTTTCAACCATTCTAATTATTTCTTCAAATATTTCTTTCGTAGTGTATTTCAATTCATCTTCTCTATTTGAAGCAAATACATAATTGTAATGAAAATTATTAGGGTCATTTGCTAAAATATCTTCGGCTACTTCTTGACCAATAATTTCGTTATCTGGTAAATCAAGTCCTCTAAATATAATTGCTTCAATTGGCGTCATCCTCCACACATAATACACCACGTCAAACTCATTTCCATTTAAGTCACGTTCTTGTTCTACGATAGCACGTATAAATACCATTTATATATGTATATATTATTTTCTTGTTGAAAATCTATCTCTATTTAAAACTCTTAATAATGCTTGTATGAATACATCACTACCGTAAATAAACTCATTATCGTCATCGTAATAAACTGTATTTCCAAAATATCGTTCTTTCATTTCATCTGCTTCAATTTCATCTAAACCTTCTTCTTCAACCATATCATACCAGTCATCAAAATCATACCATTCATTTATGAAATCTTCTCCCAAAACTCTTAATGCTCTTAATAAAAGTTCATCTTCTTCTACGCTTTGTGTAGTTATTCTTATTTTAAAATTATTCGGGTCTCTTTCAATAAGCATTCTATATATTAGTAAGTATTTTAATTTTCAACATTCCTTCAATATCCTTAATGCTTTCCTCTATACTTGGTTTGTTCCATAATAACCATCTGCTCCAAAATCCCGCTGTAAATGGGTCGTTCCAATTTTCATTTTTAGCGTGTCTTGCTAAATATCTATCCTTCCTATCAGGGTCTTTGTGTGTAGTGTAATCTTCATAACCACTCGCCCCAAAATCAACGTGTTCCCCGTTTGGTAAAACCACACGATACTTCTTCTTTGCGTTAGGTGATTTACTTAATAATATGTAAGAGAGCATATTATTAAATGTCTATATTTTAGTTTCACTCGTTTTGTTAAAATAATCCTTAATAGTTAGTGTGTGCTTACCGCTTTTCTTATGACGGCTGAAATTACATCGTGTAACTGTTTTATTACAAGCCTTACAAAAAAGAACATCATAAATGCTATTGCCTCCAATAGCGTATTTAACAACGTCATACATTCCCTCATTAACAAGGCTCGGCATATTGTTCTTTGATATATATAGTAGGGAGAAAATATTTAAGTCCTTTCACTAAATATAATATTTTAAGTATTTTAAGTATGTGCTTAATACATATGTTAGACGCCGTTGCTATAACTTCTTTAATAATAAGTGTTTTAACCGCTACTGGAACGCTAATACATCAAATACATCTTAAAAACTGCGAATTGTGCTTTTGTATTAAAAGTGATTGCTCTAAAACTCCACGCACTAACTCGCCCGTTAATGAGAGTTCTATTTAAAAACTAACCTTACGGGTAAATACTGCCTTACGCTCTAATTGTCTATTACTCTTATTATCCACCTTAAACTTTGTAGGGGTATTGCCCTCTACCTCACACAAGTCAAATGTAATAGTCTCGCCGTTATATAACTTCTCGTAAATCTGCTTAATGGTGATGTTATTTGTTTTAGCATAAAACTTAATAGTGCTTGATGGAATACCCTTCATTCTATACTTTTCAGTCTTACCCTTACTATCTGCCTTATTGAACTCCACATAATAAGACTTCTTACCGAGCAAGAACCCCTCGTTAATGTAAATATCATCTCCAAAGTCTAATTTAGACTGACCGAGTTGAACTCCAAGATATTTGTTAAGGTGTGTAAGTGCGTCGTTAGGCACAAAAATACTATCAGTATCGCTGTAATAACACTCATAACCCAAGTCCTCAATTTCGCAAACCATCTCGTTCATAATACGCTTACTCATATCAAGCACTTCACAACCAATATGGTTATAATTCATATGCTCGCTTGTAGAAGCCAACTTCTTAATAATCCACTTATCACTTTGCTTGATGTTCTCGCTTGATACAATCCAGTTATAATTTTTGGTAATATACTTCAACATATCTAATTCATTATCCTTAATCACAACCTCCTTACGATGCTCCTTCATAATCGTAAATCCGTAGATGCTGTTGAGAATGAGTTTAACAATCGTTTCCTTAACATCACCAGCCTTCTTATATCTCAAACGCTTTTGATAGAGTGTATCAATATCAACAATAGTCCTACCCTCGTCCCAATAAATCCCGTTCAAAATCTCGTATTCTATGCCGTGATACTTAACCAAGTCTTCAAGAGCAATCTTACCCACATAAATAACATGTCCGTCCATATTGTTCGTAAAATCACGCTTACCATTCCTCATAACAGAAAATAGGGGCATCTTGCGGTTTATGGTGTGTGACTTAATCTTAATTTGTAGATTGTATCCGTCGCACCTTGATAGGTCTATATCTCTGCTCCACATCTTCGGCTTGCCCTTCAAGAAACCACCGAGTTTATTGATTGCCGAAGGATACAGACTATTAGCGTCAATAGCGTTGCTGTTATAAATCTTCTTCTTCTTATTCTCGCTTACCATACAACGCCCTCCAACGATAGACTTTTGAACGAACTCACGAATTACACCATTATTAGGCACACACTCGTTAAAATAACCCCTGTCCTGACTATATTTCTTGGCGAGTGATGAGATGGTGAGGATGTTGCGGTAATCGTTGCTTTCTTCGGCATCAATACATACACCAAGTTCGCTCTTAATCAAGTCACGCATTTTAATATACGACTGCTTCAACACCTTAACGTCAATAATACAATATTCCACGCAGTAGCGAAGTGCGTTGAACTTATCACCCTTCTTCAAAGCCCACTTATCAATATTGTCCCTAAAAAGTTTCGCTTCGTCATCAGTCATCTTCATTCGTGTAATTGTGTCCTCAATATTAACATACGGGTCGGCCAATACATCAACCTCATCGTAAAGACGATACGGGATATACTCCTTACAAATATCCAGTTTAAAACTACCCGCACAATCACGGAGAGCCATACCCGTATAATTGATAAAATCAACAATCATAATACGCTTATTTTTATACATACCTGACGCTGTGATGATACGCCCCGCATTCTCAATAATACTAACATCGTGTAGTTTATCAATCATAAAGTTAAAGTCAAACTTCGCATTTTGAATAATAATCTTGCTATTCTCTTCAAGACGCTCCAACAAGTCATAAACACTCTTATCGCTATACATATCGTCTGCGTTGTTGTATCCTGTAATGACCTTGTCGCTATTCTCATAAGACATAACACCGACGAAAGGGCAAATTACATTTTTGATGTCGTTTCTCGTCTCAAAATCCAAAAACACATTATTCCACTTGATACGAGTGCGACCCAATTCCTTCTTTATTGCCTTCACCTGCTCTTTAATGTCCTCATCATCGTCCTCAACACCAAAAGGCTTATTACGATTATTCATAACTGCGGTTTTGAGGCCATCGTAAGAAAAACCCTCAACGCACTCATAAGGGGTGTCGCTAATAGCAACCTCGTCGTTTGTGATTGGAATAAGATGGGTGTCCTTATTATCGTAAAGCGTCTTAATTAGGGTATAACTATCCGTAAAGCGAGACTTCTCACGCTTATCCATACTACGCAGTTCATTCCACTTCTTCATATGAGTAATGCTAAAATAATTCTCAATAGACCACTTCGTATATTCTACATCTTCAATAATAAAATAATGCTCATCAATTAGACCGATGTTATAATGCTCCTCTCCGTCTCCGTAGTGAGTGGTTGCCTCGTGGTGTTTGGTTTGCTGATGCTTTTTAAGTGAAATAGAAATATCCAACTCCTCACAAATCTTTTTCAGTTTGGCGATTGGAACATATTGACCGCATAGCATCGTCTTAAATTGCTCCAACTTCGTCTTATCCATACCAGCGACCTTAAACGAGTGATAGAGACAATTGTGATTGAGAATATCCATATTATCACTCATATTATCGTCTGTGTTAAGAATACCATAGCGTTTGAGATTAATCTCCGTCAGTTTGCTCTTATACTTGAAATAATCACCGCTGTCGCTAGTGTTCGCCTTTGGTTTCACATTAGTAAGAGTAATGTCGCTTAAATTGGCTGTTTCAATCTTATTCTTTAATGTCTCCTCATCGCTGTCTCGTGCCTCCTCAACCTTAACGCTTCCGCTTACTAACATACGCTCAATAAGTCCCCTCGTTCGTGCGTTAAGAGGGTAGAACTTCTTACCACTCACATTATCGTCAAGATACATAAACACCCCCTTCTTACCACTCAAAAACGGCAGGTGTTCGCTTATAAGTCTCATAATCTCTTGATTGGTAATATCCAACTGCTCCAACTTCCAAGCGGGGATGGTAAGACGAAAATCCTCCGTGTCCTGAAAGCGTTGGAGTGAGGAGATGATACGGGCAATATACTCACTCCTGTTGCCGAGACGACGCTCTTCCTTCGCCTGTCTCCTCTGTTCCTTGTCGTAGTCAATCTTCTCCATTCGTATCCAGTCGTAAGCCCCCTCGTTGGTGATTAGCGATGAGATACCCCACCTC